CTGTCCATGCTGCGGCATCGTTGGAATTGTCTGCCGAACGCTTGGCCAGAATGCGCTTGATCGGAACCGGCCAATGCGGGTCGAGCGCGCGAAAATCGCCCATGTGGATCGTGTCCATGTGGCCATCCGTCGAAAGCACCGAAGCATCCGTATTGTGGTGCTGCATGGCCCCATCGCTGAAGAACCGCGTGCCGGATCCGTCCAGCACAAAAGCATAACGCTTGATTTGGCCGTCTATGAACGACCCGAAATTGGTGTCCGTCCCGACCGGGAGGTCATTGCGCCGCACATTGGCGCGGATATCGTTGCTAAACGCATTGCGATTGACATGAACGGAATCGCGATCATCGACACCCGACGACAGGGCAACAAGGCTCTGGTAGTCGCTGCCGTTCTGTTCATCCACCTCGGCTTCAGCGTAAACCGACCATTCCGCGCTCGGCTCAAGCTGCGCGGTCAGCAGTTGGTACTCATCGGGCACCCAGCCAAACGAGCCTGAAGCACCAGATGGATTGCTCGAATATTTCGCACCGAACTGCTCATAGAAAACGGCCATGTCATCGGTCGTGACGCCGTTGATCTTGTAGAAGCTGTTAGTCGGATCGTAAGCGAAGTCGTATTCGGGATATTGATCCTCGACATTGGTAGGCGCGGCGGGAAGGATACCGAACTTCTCGACAAACGCCTTGCCCGCCAGCATGTAGCGGCCACCTGACAGTTTGCCCGGATAGTCGCCGTCATCGTTCCAATAAACGTGATATTCGAAGCCCGGACGGCTCGCCATCCAGTCGTGCACCAGTTCGATGTAAGGCCCAAAGCCCGCAAGCCGCACGCCCCATTCGCCAAACCCGAACGGCTTGTGTTATGCTTGTTCGCAAATCCTTCCATCCATGCGAAGCCCATCGGACGGTCGCGCATGTACTCGAACGCCGCCACCGGATCGCGCGGGTCGGATACGAAAAGGTTGTCGGTGTTTACATACCAGTAATGGTCAATCGTAATCACATCGACATAGGCATCGCCGGGGTAGCAACTTTCGACCGCTGCCTGGCTCATCGTCCCTTCCTGCCCGATATTCGCGCACCAGTCGAAGCGGAAACGGTTGGAGATGCCGCGATACAGATCGACAACATGCTTCCATGCCGCGACGAAAGCCGCCTCATTGCCCGCCGCCGCCCACGGTTGCCACGAACCGTTGAACTCCCAAAAGCCGCGCACGTTGATCCTGTGAACGCCCGGTTCGCGCGACAGCATGGCATTGGCCTGCTGCGTCAGTTCGGTGTCGTAATCACCATCGGTAACAGCGGTGAAATCACCCACCGCACCGGCGTGCATCCAAGGGATCGTCCAGCGCAATGTTCCGTTGAACGTGGACTGCGGATATTGCCCGCCGACATAGCCAACCGACGACCCCATGTCGCTTAGGTTCGCGCGGCCACCATGTAGCTGCACCGAACCCGTGCTTTTGCCGAACCACTCTTCGTAGGCGGTCAGGTTGGCCGGATCGTTGCCCACATAGATGCCCGTTTCACCGCGATAGCCGGGGTTGGCAAGCGCCTCGAAGTCGGCGGCGCTAAGCCCCCTCGCGGCCAGAATGTCGAAAAGTTCAGCCAATTCGTTTACTCCGCGACATAGGTGACGGGTTCGCCCTCATGCGTGACCGCCTCACCCTCATAAGTGACCGCCGCCGTTGGAGCGGGAGTAGGCGTAGGCGTAGGCGTAGGCGTAGGAGCGGGAATAGCGGGGCTTCCCAGATCCTGCGCAGTCGTCAAATTCGGTGAATTATCGACCTGATTGTCAGGCCGTGCGTTCGGATGCGGCAGGCCCTCGGGCTTCGCATCCGGTGTTCCGTAATATGGCGGGCGAGGATCGAAGTCCTTCCGGCACACCATCAGTCCGGTGTATTCCTTGCGCAGTTCGGACAGGGGATATTCAAACCCGCACCTGTCGCAAATTGCTCGGGCGGCTCCCGGTTTGTAGGCCATTTCGTTCTCCGAATGCGAATTGGCGCTTTGTCGCTTTACTCCTTTGTGATAGGAGTGACGAATGACAAAATCTTATTACAAGAAGCGCCCCGCGAAGCCGTGCCCAACTTGCGGCACGCATTTTCAGAAGTCCGACCCAAGAGAAGTCTATTGCACGCTGGAATGCGCCGTCTGGTGCAAGGTGGACAAGCGCGAGCCGGATGAATGTTGGCCTTGGACCGCCGGTCTTGTCCGTGGGTATGGAGCAGGAACGTTTCAGAAGAAGCGTTACAAAGCGACCCGCGTCATTCTGGAAGACAAACTAGGCGAACCCCTGGGTGATTTGCTGGCCCTGCATACTTGTGACAATCCGAGGTGCTGCAATCCTGCGCATCTTTATGCAGGAACGGCGCAGCAAAACATGGACGACAAGGTGATGCGGGGGCGCTGGAATGGAAACCGGGAAGGAATGCATCTAGCCGAGCATCCCAAAGCGCGGTTTACTGAAGAGGAAGTGGCCTTCATCTGGCGCAACCGCAACAAAATGAGGCAGGTTGACCTTGCCGACCAGTTTGGTGTGACAAGGGATGTAATCCACAAAATAGTGTCCGGGAAAACTTGGTCTAAGCTCACCCGGACACTTAGTTGATTCAACTCAGATCACGCGCCAGATGAGCCAAAAACGCCTCGCCAATCGGCAACTCCGGTGGAGTAGCGTTCCGTGCTTTTCGCCTTGGCGTTTTCGGTATCGAAGTCGTTGTCCTGCTTGAACTCCATCGCACGGCGCGAGAAAGACAGCAGGCCGTAGGGAATGTCCGTGGTCAGGAACCATGCGTCCGGATCGGTCAGATACGGGTCCATGACAACCTGATCCACGATGCCCTTCACCTTCAGCGCGTTCACGTTGTTGGTGTTGGTCGTGTCGGTCTTTGCACCGCTCTGAAGATCGCTCTCCAGAATGCGGGTGGCGTTCGCCCATTCGGACGGGTGGATCACCAGCGTCTTCGGACGGGCACCGATCTTGATGCCGCGTGCGTTCTCCATCAGCATGATCTCCGTTGCCGCGCTTTCCAGCCCGGTTTCCGAAAGATCAGCGGCAGTCAGGAGGTTCGACTGGTTGCCGTCCAGCGTCGGGTGAGCATTGGAGAACAGCGCAACGCCGTCACCGCCCAGATAGCTTCCCGAGAAACCACGGTTCAGGACGTTGGCGTGCACGATGCACTTGGTCGCATTCATCGACCGCGCCAGTTCCGAACTGCGGCGCTCAGAAAGCTGCCGATACTGGTTGTCCTCGATTGCCTCACGGGTCACGATATAGCCGAGGCCATAGGTGACATTGGTGAAGCGGGTCTTGAACCCTTCGCCGTCGGTGTCGTACTGGATCGACGCGCCTTCAGCCTTGATGGCTGCAAGCCCGAAGCCAGTCGCTTCAGCGATCTCTTCGTAAGCCTTGTCGCTCGTTTCCATCTGGAAATACGACTCATAGGCCTTCGGCATTTCCTTGTAGGCATTGCCGAACCACTTGTAGATACCCGGCCACAGGGCAGACGGGTGTGCGGAGCGAGTAATAGCCATTATCCGTCCTCCCTATTAGACGCCAGTGGTGCCAGCGGCGGGCGTTTCGGTGGATTCGATGATCGAAACCAGCCAAACCGTCGCAGCGGATCCAATGGTGTTGTTGACACGGCGGCTCACACCATTGACGCGAACCTGCGCGCTGGTGGTTGCCTTGGTGGAGCTGTCCAGCGCATAGCCCGACTGCTTGGTGACGGCGCTGCCAGCAGCGGCCACCAGATCGACGTTCAGGCCGATGTCGGCCACCGCCATCGCACCGCCAACTGCGTCCTCGGTCGCTTCGAAAAGCAGATCCGTGTCATCAGCCACGAGAACGTAATCCGCCTCGCTTGCAGCGCGATAACCGCGATTGACAGCCGAAGTCGAACCGGCTGCGCCAGTGGGAAGCGGGGCAAAGCCCACGACCACACCAGTGATACGATCACCCGCAGCAGCGCGCGTAATCGAGGGAACGCCTTCTGCGTCACCCGAACCGGCAATAATCACCGGATCACCGACGAACAGCGCAGTGCTGTCCGACGCGGGGACGTAATAGACGTTGGCTGCACCGTTATACGGCGCACCGTCCTTGTAGCGGACGGGCTTCAAACCAAAAGCCATTGTTGTCGTCCTTTATAGCTTGTTGCCGGGAACCGCGTAGGTTTCCGCCCCGGCTTCAATTGCCTGTTTCTTGTCCAGGTGTGCGAGCTGGTCCTTCTCGGTCTTCAGGATGCGCTCCATTTTCTCGGCGCGATCCATTTCCATGAAGGACTCGGGCTTCATCAGGAGATGCAACTTGATCCCCGCGCCCGTCTTGCCGACCCCGGCGTGAATGGGTTGGACATCAGGGACAGGATCCCAATCGTCCGCCTGCGTAAGCTGCTCAATCCGACCGTCTTCATCACGCCCCCACCGAAACTCCATTCCGGGGTGCTTGCGCTTGATGTGGTCGGGGATTGCCAGCTTATGCGTGGTGTTGCCTGCCTTCCTGCGGCGGCGCTCGGTGTTCGTCACTTCCTCCCTCTTGGGACGGCCCGGACGGCGGGGCTGCTCTTCGTTGTCGGTCATTGGCCCGATCCTTCAAACTGGTAGTAGGTTTCCGCGTATTCCTCCTTGGTGCAGACGCCGCGCTTCTCGTAATCGAGGGCGGCAGACTTCACTTCGGCGGGCAGGGACGAAAATCCCTTCTTCGCGGGTGCGCTGGAACGAACGCCGGGGCGCGACAGGGGCGCGGGCTTTGCAGCAGCGGGCTTGGCCGCTTCCTCGAAATGCTCGGGGAAATACTGCTTGGCTTCACGCTCCACGATGGCAAGCTGGCGGGCGGGGCTGAAACCCTGCTGTGCCAGTTCGCCTGCGCGGGTCGTTGCCCATTGCGTGGCCTCGGCATCCTTGCCGAACCATGCGTTGCGTTCCACAAAATCCTGTGTCTCGGGCGGGGTCGGTGCGGGCTGCGCCTCGATCTGCCGGAGTTTCTGTTCGGCCTGCTGGAAGGCCTCGTTGTCGCCTTCGTCAAATGCACGCTGGCGTTCCGCAAGGGCGTCCTGACGGGCCTTGGCAACGGCATCCTCGGTTAGCTTGGCCGAAGTACGCGCCATCGTCTCCACGCGGCTCTCAAGGCGCTTGATGCTGCCGGAGAGATTGCGGTTCACATCGACAGTGTGCCGCACAAATTCATGCGCAGGCTTCCACTTGTCCGGATCGCCGCGCCAGTTTTCCTTCGGGGACCAGCCCATGTCGGCGGCAAGGTCTTCAACGGTAAGCGGCTGTTGCTCGGTATCTTCACCGGGCTGTTCGTCGGGCTGCTGCTCAACGATCTCTGCGGGCACACCTTCTGCGCCCTGTTCCTCCATGGGAGGCAGGTCTTCATCCGCCATCTGGCGTTACTCCTGTGGTGATGCCCGTCCGGGCGGAAACTCAGTAAAGCGCGACCAGATTGGTGGCGGTCGAAGTCGAGCGCACAATGGTCACGCCAATCGGCAGGATCGAACCCGCCGGAACACCGACGAAAGTAACGTCAGCATCCCGCCCCTTGAGGCGAACAATCAAATCACCGGCCCCGCCGATGTAAATGCCCCGGCACTGCGAAAATGTCTGATCGGAAGACGACGCATCGACAGCGACGGCATTTTCCGACGATCCAATATCACGATTCATGGAAAACCCCTTTCAGGTCGGTGTCTGCGATGATACGGTATTTCCGGCCATCGTCGCCTTCGAACTCGCTGCCCGCATAGCGCTGGAACAGCACGGCATTGCCAGCAACAGGGGTTTCGCAACCCGTCCAGTCGCCGCCCTTGAAAGCCATCTCGGACACTTCGACCAGTCGGCCCTTCTCAGAGGCGCTGTCTTCGCGTTCCTTGTGCTTGTCGGGGAGATACAGGCCGCCAGCGGTGCGTTCCTCCAGAACGTCCAGTGCAACCAATACGTTGTAGCCCAGCGGCTTCAGGCCGGGCTTGCAGTCCTCAAGTTTCGGGATCACTCAGATTGCTCCAGTCTTCGAACGATGCGTTCGGAATCTCAAGGTAGCAATCGGCCCTCACCCTTGCTTCCAAGAGTGCTTGCGGGTCGATGTTTCCATCATTCCAGGCCATGTCGGCCCACATCGTTTTCTGCTTTCCGGCATGGGCCTGCATTATGCCCATGACCCACTCACTGACGGGGTGGCCGCGCCACTCGTCAAATTCATCCTTGGTCGGCACTGCTCATCCCCACCTTGAGGGCTTCCAACTGTGCCTTATCCCGGTCCAGTTCCAGCTTGCCGAAGTCGATGTTGGCGCTGGTCTGCACCTTCACATTTTCGCGACCGATGCTTGCCATCTTGGCCGCAGCGTCCGCTTCGTCCTTCTGGGCCTTCGCCGCCTTGCCGCGAATTTCCATCTGCGCACCCATCTGCTGCATCTGCATCGCTTCAGGGTTCGGCGGGGGTAGCAGTTTGTCGATGTCCTCAACGTCCGCAGCCTCGTAAACCCGACGCAGCGCCTCGCGCACATCACCGCCAGCGGCAGACAGAATTTCCGCCGTCTCCATCAAGAAGTTCGCCCGCGCCATTTTCTGCATCTTCGTGACGCTGGACGGATCCGACACGGGCCGAATGTCCATGTCCGTCGCGTTGAAGTCCGCCATGATGTCCGCCTGCGGATCATCCAGCAGTTCCATGTAATCGGCCTGCGTTTCCTCGTTCGCGTAGTGCCCGATGTTCCTGAACAGCAGCGTGAACTCGGTCTTCAGCCCCCGATAGACCCGCTTGTAGATCGCGGTGAATACCTGAAGGCCCTGTTCGATCAGTGCCAGCGTCGTGCCGACCTGACCGTTGTTCGATGCGTCACCGGACAGAACGTCCTTGATGCTCGCGATGTCCCTCGCTGCGCCAAGGATCAATTCCAGCAACTGGAACATGACCGGCGACAGTTGCGGATAGGTCCGCTCGTAAATGCCGTCACGCAGCGCCGAACCCGTCACAGGCACGGTCTTGTATTCGCCCGGGCGGAAACGCAGCGACGATGTCTGCCCCTGCCCCTGAATACGCAGCCCCGAACCGACGAAGCCGCCGCCAGCGGTTGCCGCGTGATTGGCGTCGATCATCTGGTTCAGGATCGTGTTGATGACTTCGCCATACTGGTCCAGCAGATGCGCCAGTCCGACGTTGTAGAACTTGCCCTCAGGGTGCGGCAGGAACTCGTATTTCACATAGAACGTGCGCCGCTCGATATAGGCGATGCGCTGCCCCACTAGTTTGACGTTGTCCGGCGCGAAGTCGGGCACGACCCGCAAAAGCTGCTTCGACTTGTGGTCCACCGTCACGATATACGGCTCGGCCATTCCGTCGCCGTCCAGATCGTAATGGCATTGCTGTTCGATCAGCAGCCGCGCGTCATGTTCTGACGGATCAAGATCAATGGCGCGATACTTGCCCATCGCAATGTCGCGTTCGATGTGGAACGGATAGACACCGTCGATCTTTTCCGTGATCTGCGGAGCATCTGCCAGCGACTTCGCGTCATTGTTGACGACCAGATTCAGCGCGGGAACGAACCGTGATTGGTGCTTCTCCCCATCATACCAGATCTTGCGAAACCCGCACCCGATGGCGGGCATCTGGAACAGCAGCGTGTCCGTCTCAGTTTCCCAATCGTCCATGCGATAGAACAGCTGCGTGTTCATATAATCGCGAACGCGTTCGGAACGCTTCGACTTGGCCCCCGGCTCACGCTTCCACACAGGCTCAGGCTGTGCGCCCTCAGGAAGCGGCATTGCCCCTTGCGGGGTCATTATGGCAGGCCCCTGCGGCGTCATAGCCACCGGCATGCCCTGAAGCTGGAACACAGGCTGGCCCTGCTGGTCCATCATCGGCAAGCCGCGATCAGACCCGACCACCTTGCAGCTTACCGCCTCGTCGCCCTTTACAATCGCTGGATAGGCCCGAGCGTTGAACTGCATCACCGCATAGGGCAGCAGCGGGTAATGGACGTTGGCCGCGTCCTTCCACGGATAGTCCTTTTCACCGAAGTCGCAGCGCGCCATGTCCTTAAGCGCTTTTTCCGCAACCTCCTGCCAATCGTCGCGGCTCTGCTCGTCCCTCTCGTAATTGTCGCACACTTCCTGCGTCAGACGGTTGATCTGCTCGTCCGTCAGCAGTTCGGAGATGTCGCCTTCTGCCTCGGCATAAGCCATAAGGATAGGCAGGGCGTCCAGAGGCGAAACGGGTTCCACCACTTCAGGCGTTTCTTCTTCCATCAACGCCCCCTCAATATCCCGTCACGCTACTGCGCTCGCGATCATCTTCATATTCGTTCGGCCCCCGGTGGTCGGGCTGCTCATAAGCAACCGCACACAGCCCGAAGGCGTCAGCGCCATGGCTGGCCCAATCGTGCATCGGCCCAAGGCCTATCCCGCGTTCTGCATCGCGGCGCTCGTGATAGTGGCCCAGCGCAGCCAGGCCGTGCTTGCACTTCTCTTCGTCAAAATACATCGACGGGAACAGGCGGCGGGCCGCGTTCACCCTTGCGAGGGCAGCGCCCTTGCCTTGGTTCTTCACGACCACCACATCAAAGCCCGCCTGCGTCAGCGCGCTGTGGTAGCTGACTGCGTGAACCTTGTCCGATTGCAGTCCGTCATGCGGCAAGACAACAGTTGCCCGCCCGTATCCGTTTTCCCTCAGCCATGTGACATGCGTTGCCAGCGGCTGCCCCTGCGCCTCGTAGTAATCCACGAAGCGGATGTGCGTCCCTACCCATTGGGCTATCCAGATGGCGCAGGCGTCCGCATTAAGGCCCGTTCCGCCAATGTCCAAGAATGCCAGATACTGCATCAGGGGATCGGCTGCGACACGACCCACCCTGCCCTCTGCCCGCGCCTGCGTCAGATGCGAGGCGTAATAAGCCCCCTCAAGCACTTTGGCGAAGTCACCTTCCCAGATGTGGTCATACTGGTCGGGGCGCTCGCGTTGGTCGCGCTGACGCTGCCTTTCCAGAATGTCGGGGAACCATGGGTTGTCCCGCCAATTCAGTTCCACGATCTTGAAGCGAGGGTCATCCGACATGC